TGTCGAAGGCTTCGCTGAACGCCTGGGCCGTCTCAACCGCCATCGCATCTGCAAGGTCAATCACGGAGTCTTCCAGCAGCGAGTTCGGGGTTCGGTTTGCCACGCCCCAAATCTTCGCGGTCAGTTCGACGTTGTCGAACGTCACGTCGCTGGCGGCAACCTCGACATTCTCGCCGACCGGGCGGGCCGTGAGGCCACCCGTGCGACGAGCGTAGACGAGCGTGTCGGAGTTCATGTTGACCCGCTTTGCCTGCTGCGGGAACACGCCGAACTCCTCGACGAGGCGGATGATCTCGGTGCTGAGTTCCGGTGCCGTAAGCACACCACCGAGCGAGTTGATGCCGCCGGCCTGCACGCGACTCTCGACGTTGTGATCCTTGCACCACCGCCGGGCTTCGGCATCGCCGAACACGTAGCCCTTGATGTGCATGCCAGCACGGTACGCCCGCTCTTCGGCATCGGAGCCACGGAACGCCTTCAGGGGGCCGTGCGACTTCGGCACGGCGTAGTGACGCTTCTCCACTTCAGGCTCCTTCGCCTCGGGGGTCTCGATCACCTTCGCGGGAGCCGACCGCTCCAGCACGGCACGCAGCTCGGCCTCCTTGGCCTGGACACGCTGCAAGAACTCGATCCGCTCGCGGAGCTTGTCGGCCTTCTGCTCCAGGCTGCGGAGCGACGCCTCTTGCTCCTCGCTCATGGGCTCGGCGGGAGCCTCACCCTTGGGGGCGTCCTCGGTCATCGCTTCCATCTCGGCGACGACAGCGGCCAGTTCGTCAAGCAGTGCCTTGATCTTGTCCACGGCGGAATCTCCTAGTGCGATTCGTGGCGACGCGGACGCATCGCCTACCGTCGAAACTAGGGATCACAGGGGGCACCCTTGCAGCACGCAGGGCGGCAGGCAGTAAAGAACTCAGCCCGCCTTGACGCGGCGAATCTCAGCCGCCGGAATGATGTGCTTGTCGGTGTTGCCGCACCGGCAGCGGAGGTAGCGTGTCTGGTAGTCGCCAGACCGCTGACTCGATACGACCACGAACTTGCCGCTCTTGCAGAGCGGGCACTGATCGCCTGACTTAGCGGCCATGCTGCCTCAGAACGTCACGGTAGAAAGCCGCACGATTCGCGGCGTATTCGCGGGCTTCGTCGTGCCGACGCCGCTCCTTGCGGAAGTGGTCGTATGACCGCTGGGCTACCGTCACGTCGGCATCGGGATACGCGGGAAACGTGACCGGCCCAACGTCCAGCAGCGAGTCGATGCGTGTGATCGTCCGCACGCTGCGACCGTCCTCGATAGCCCACGAATCCCCGCCGCTGGGAACGGTGAAACTGAATGACGAGCCCTTGACGATGCCCGCCCGGATGTTCGAGGCGATGTCTCGCCCGTAGGTCGTGTCGGGCACCGGGAACTCATACCGCAGCCCCACCTCGTCCACCGTCATCGACAGCGTGCCTGGATAGCGGGCCAGCGGGTAGTTGGCGTCGTGGTTCCACAGTGCCCGCGTCTCCAGCGGCTTCTTGCGGCCCCGCCGCTCCGAGACGATGCCGAACGCACGCGGGTCGATCCGCTCGATGAAGTCGCCCAGGTCGAGCGAGTTCACGCCGAACTTCGCGGCGTAGCCGACGATGTATTCCCGCTCGCTGCCGTCCTCGGCACTGCGGCTCTCGACCGCCAGGAGCGGCACAGCCGACTCCACCTCGTCAATCGCCAGACTGCGTCGCTCGATGTTCATCGTCGTGCTCCTTGCGTTCTGGTCTGCCGCCTCGATCTGCCGCGTCAACTTGCTCGCCCACGCTTGGCCGGGATCGCCTCCCCACAGAGCCCACGCGATCCTGCCAGCACTCGGGAAACCGTCTTGTCCGGGACTCCACCCTTCGCCTTGCTTGTCCACCTCGTGCCGGGCGAAGTAGCTCGCCATCCGCTTCGCCGTCTCGGGGCTGATGTTCGTTCCGTTCGACAGGTCTCTCGCTCGGGCAACGCCGACTGCCGTGCCGCCTCGGCCGAACTCGTCGCGCCACGCCAGACCCTTCTGTGCCTCTGACCGCACGCCAGCAGGGGGCGTGAAGTCAATGTGGTCGTACTTAGCCATCCGCCTTCTTCCTGCGACTTCGTTTCCTGGGTTCCGGCGCGGGGGCGTCCGTGATCGTCTGCGGACTGTCATCCACCCACACGTCCACGTCGATGCCAGCCGCCTCGGCAGCATTGGCTTTGAGCGTGTCGCCTCCCACGAGCAGCACTTGCGAGAAAGACTCGGCGTAGTCGCCGAGAGATGAGATCACCTCCTCTCGATCTGACTCGGGCCTGCGCGAAATCATCACGACCGTGTTCCCGTCCGCGACCGCCTTGCGGGCGAACTCGCCCCACATCTGCGGGTCAGCCGCGAACGTGCGGTCGAAGTCCATGCTGATCGTCATGGCCCGCGACTCAGGCAGCGAGCGACCCGCCGGGGCAGTGGGAATCGGCTCGGTTTGCGGCGGCTGCGCAGTGTCCGCTGCTAACGCGGGCTGACGCTCCACCACCCCGGCAAGGATCGCCGCAATCTGTGCGGTGTTCATACTCGGGAACGCCGCAGCCACCATTGCCGCCGCACCTTCCCGATTCACGAGCCCATCGACCACCGACTGAATGATGGCAATGAGCCCCGTGATCTGGGCACCATTGAGCGACACGTCCGCGACTTGCGGAGCCTCGGGCTCGACCGGCTCGCCCGGCGTCGCAGGCACCACCGGCTCGCCAGCCGCAGCGGCAAGCCCGCCCTCGACCGCCTGCCCGTCGATCTCGCTGCCCGGCTGCTGTTGGGCCAGCACATCCGCCTCGCTCGGCTGCTCGCCAAGCGTGCCCATGTTCAGCGGGCGATAGCGAACGTCGCCGCCTTCGACCGGGTCCATGTTTTCGAGTTCAAGAATCTTGTTCGTCGAAAGAACGCCGATGTCCCACATGGCCCGGTAGTACGCCGACCGGCTCGCGGCATCGCCACGCAGCAAGCCCCGCACGTCGAACTCGACCAAGTAGCGGTCATCGTCCGCGATGAGGTCGCGCATGAACGCCGACTCAAACCGCCGCAGCCACGGCATGATGCAATGGGTCACGAACGCGATGTCGGCCTCGGGCGTCGCGGAGCCGATTCCAAGCAGATGCCCAGGCACGCGGTACAGCCGGGCGATTTCCTCGAGCTGGTACTTCCGCAGCTCCAAAAACTGGGCATCACTGTTGCTGCTCTGCGGGATCTCATAGGGCTTCAGCCCGCCCGTCAGCACCGCCGTGTTGTGGGAATTTCCCACTCCGCCGTGCCGCCGATCCCACTGCGACCGCAACGCCTCGCGGGCCTCCGCGTTGAGTTGCCCATCGGTCGAGAGAACAAACCCGGGGCGGGCACCGGCCGCAAAGAAGCGTGCCCCGTGCAACTCGCAAGCCCGGGCAAGTGCGATGGCGTCCTTGCACTCCGCGACGACGCTCATCCCGTTCACGCCGTCATCGGACGGGCCGCGAATCTGTAGGATCGCATCGTCGGCGTAGACGGTCTCGGTGCCCTTGTCCTCGCGGTACTTGTACCGCAGCTTTCCGTTCTCGATCCGCTCCACCTTCATCCGGCTCGGATGCAGCGGCACGATCTGCCCAGCCTTCAGTTCATCGAAGGCGTCTCCCCACAAGCCGATGTGAAACACCGCCTGCTCACGCCACTCGAAGGAGGTCTGCCACCCGTTCGGCTGGCTGTGCAGTTGCCGATAGAGCGGCAGTTCGCGGGCGATCCGCTTCCCGCCACCAGCCGTTCGCTCCAGCACATGCAGCGGCAAACCAGCCACCGTCTCGGCGATCACCCGCAGGCAGGCGAACACCGCCGCGACTTGGTGGGCGTTGCTCTCGTCAATCCGCACGCCAGCGTTCGACCGGCTCGATGGCTCGTCATCCCACATGCGGGATTCGCCAGGGAGCCAGAGGATGCGGTTGTCGGTTTGGGCGATCATATGAAGAAGATTTCAGGCGTGCCGCTCGGCTGCTGCTCGGCACCCATCCACGCCGCGATGCCTTCGCAGCAGGCCACGATGCCGTCAATTCGCTCCGTGCTCTTCACCTTGCTGGGGTAGATGTTGCCGTGCCGGTCCTCTGCCACCGCACAATTCGACGCATTCCACGAAAACACCGGCTGCCCGGCGTGCCGCACCTTGCCGGCCAGCACGAGGTTTTCCAGCGTCTTCAAGGGGGCCGACATGGCGCGCCCGCCTTGTGGGTATCCAACCACGTCCACCCCATCCCCTTGCAGCATGTTCGCCAGCATCTGCCCGTTGAACTTCAAGTCCACCGCCAGCCGCCGCACGTTGTACTGCTGGCAAATCGCCGCAATATCACGGTGCAAAACGGTGTAATCCGTGACGTTGCCATCGGTCACGCGAATGTGCCCGTCCCGAATCCACCCGAGATAGTCCACCTTGTCGCGGTGCGACCGCTCGGCCGCATTGCTCTCTGGAATCCAGAAGAACGGCAGGATGTCCAGCGAGTTGTCTTCCGGGTCGGGACAGACAAGCACCAGGGCGGTGAGGTCATACGTGCTCGCAAGATCGAGCCCCGCATACACCGGGCGGTCGCCGAACTCCCGCAGCGGGCCGCCGCACGCCGCCCACGCATCCGGCTTGAAGAACCGCGTGTCCTGCGTCGTCCAGACGTTAAGCCTGTACCGCAGGAAGCTATTCAGCTTCGTCGGGCTCTGCTCAGCCTCGCGGGCATCCGCCGCGAACGACTCCTCCGTGATCGTCTCCCCCAGCGACGGGTTGGCGATCTTCCAGACCTTCGGCGTCTTCCAGCTTCCATCGACCGCACACTCAGGCGGGGCCGCGTAGATGCACCCGTAAAACGTCGGGTCGAACGCCGGATCTGCGATGCACTTCTCGGCATAGGCGTGCTGCTCCCAGCAGATGCTCTTGCGGTCATAGCCAGCCGTCGTGATCGACAGAATCAGCGGCTGACGGCGAGCCGCGCCGCCATACCGCAAGGCATCCCACAGCCGCCGGTCACGCTGGGCATGGAGCTCATCGAAGAGCAGCATGTGAATGTTGAGGCCTTCGGCCCGGAACGCATCCGCCGACAGCACCCGATAGAACGAATTGCTCGCCTTGTGAATGATCGTCTTGCGCGAGTCGATCACCTCGAGCACGCGGGACAACGCGGGCGAAGAGCGGACCATCGCCGCAGCTTCGCGGTAGATGATGCCAGCCTGCTCACGGTCGCACGCGGCACCGTAGATCTCGGCACCTTGCTCGCCATCGGCAACCAGCCCATACAGAGCGATGCCAGCGAGGGTGGTACTTTTCCCCTGCTTCTTGGGCAATTCGATGTACCCGACCCTCGCCTGCCGAGTCTTGTCGGGCTTCACGCGACCGAAGAGATTGCCGAGCACGTTCTTCTGCCACGGCATCAGCGTGAACGGCTTGCCGGCAGTCTGCCCCTTGCTGTGCCGCAGGATGCTCTCGAAGAAGTCGAAGACCTGGGCGGCACGCCCCTCGTCAATCTTCGGGATGATGCCAGCTTTCTCAGCCGCTTTGATGGCGGGCGAAGAAATCTGCCAGTTCGTCGGCGGGCTTTTCTTGCTTCGTCCCAAGTCGCACCCTAGAGGAAGGCGTCAGCCCGAACTCGGTCATCAGCGACGCCTGGAGGCTGACGAGACCCTTGTAGAGCGGGCCTGCCGGATTCGGCTTGATGCCGCCGAGATCGGTCTTCATCACCGGCCCGGTCGCTCGGAGTTCAAGCAAGCAAGCCTGTGCCGCAGCGTACACCTCGCATAAAGTCGCAAGGGCTTCGCCGTCGCCGGTCGTGAGCACGTTCATGCCGATTAAGATCGGAACCAGTTCCTGCCACTTGGCCACGGCGAGCGGTTCAACAGAAAGACGATCCGGCATCGGGGGGACGCCTGGAGGCGCGGACGGCTCCCGCTTAACTGGGCCGCGTTGCGTGCCTTCGAGGATCTTGATTGCGGTCGGTTTGGGCTTTCGGCCGCGCGTCGCCATGTGCTTATTCCGTGGGCAAAAAACGAACGCCAATTCTGCGGCACGCCCGTGCCCC